GAGACTTATCTAATGCACAACTATTTTAAAACTATTACACACTTTTTAAGAGGGTTTCACTAATGAGTGCAATGCCTACTGCAGACTACATGCGTATGCTTACTGATTTTCAAGCACAAGGGGGCGTAGTTGGTCAAAACGCAACTAAAAAACTCCAAGAAGCACAAGCAATTATAAATGCTAATCAAGGAGGAAACGGAGTAAAACAAGCCCCAATGTTTGGCCGAAACGCAACTCAACAGATTACAGCAGCCCAAGAAGCTCTAGGTTTTAATCAACTGAAAAATCAGCCTGCCTATGTTGGGGGTGGTTCTCCCGGTTTTTATAATAACCAAGCTGCACAGACAACTCAGTATCCTCTAGGAACAGGTCAAAATCCTTTTTCTTTTTCGCAAGGAACAATAACTTATAGCGATTATGATCCTATAACAAACACAATAGGAAAGTCCACGGGAGGAATTGCTGGAAACATTGACGAGGGAAGACAAAATGTTGCAGATTTAATAAACTCTGCAAATGTTTTTCAAGGTGACGGTGTCCAGAATTTAAATAATGCTTATTATAACGAGGAGTTTGCTAACGCTTTTAACCAATATCAAAATCAAGCTAATGTAAACACAGGCGGGAACACGGGCTTTGACACTACACTGCCTACACAGGCTCCTGTAGGGTCTACTGTGTCTAATCTGTTAACTAATCTTCCTGATGCGCCTAGTAGCCCTAGTGCAGGTACTGTAGCTGGTACAACTGCTTTAGGTGGTCTATTAAGTGGCAACTTTAACTTACAGAATGTTCTAGGCGCTGCTGGTCAGGCTTATCTAGGACAAGAAGCTATCTCTGCTCCTTACGAGGTAGGCAAAGCTGGCTTAGAGATGGCAGAGCAGGTAGGTACACGTGCCTTAGAAAACTCAGCATTTAAGCCCTACACTGTAACTAGCAACCTAGCTAAAGTTGGTACAGACGCTTCTGGTGGATTTACTACACAACTAAGCCCAGAGCAACAGGCTCTACAGAATCAAATCATGGGACAAGCTGGTGGGTTCTTCAGTCAACTACAGGCTGACCCTGCTGCTGTACAGGCTGGCATCTACGAAGACATTAGAGCCACACAGCGTCCTGAAGAAGAACGTCAGCGTCTAGCGTTAGAAGAGCGTATGCTGTCACAAGGTCGCTTAGGACTGTCCTCTGATGCCTATGGCGGTGCATCACCTGAGCTACTGGCTATGGAGACTGCACGACAGGAGGCTATGGCACGGGCTAACGTAGGTGCTAGACAGCAGGCATTGGCTGAACAAGCACAGACTGCATCACTTGCTGGTGGACTGTTAAGTTCTGGCTACACGCCTCAGTCTCAAGCGTTGGCGTTGCTTGAAGCTAGTCAAATCCCTGCTGGACTACAGCAAAAGGGTCAGTTAGCAGGTGTTGATTTACAGTCTCAGTTAGGCTCTGCTGGTATAGAGTCTCTGTTACAAGGCTCTCAAACTGCTGAAGCAGCCAGACTTGCCATGCTACAAAACTTAACAGCATCTATAACAGGCAGACAAGACCCTTTAACTGGTAGCTTTGCTGGTGGTTTGTTAAGCTCCGCTCTTCAACAGTTACCTAGCTGGTTAGGAGGTGGTGAAACCTCTTCTACAAGCGACTACAGCTTCTTAGCTGATGCGTTTGGTTTTGGTTCTGCAAATCCCTCTCAAATCAACACTGGTTTACTGATGGGTTTCACACCAGAGCAGATTGCCAACGCAATGAACAACCCGACTTCTTTTGAAGATAACATAGATTATAGCGGTTCAGATTACGATTACTAAGGAGACAGAACAATGGCACAACCAACAGATTTAACAGGAATGCTTACAGCAGGTTTATTTGAACCTACTCAGCAGGCCATACCGTCTTCCTTTCAAGAAGCCATGATAAGACAAGCACAACAAGCTGGTACAGGACTGCGTAGAGGCTTGGGTGCTATGACAGGCGCTGATACGCGTACTAACCCAGAAGTGGCCAGAGCAGCTATGCAGGGCTTAGACATTAACAATCCAGCACATCAGCCTAAGATTCTACAGATTGTACGTAAGTATGCTCCAGAAAGAGAAGCTGCACTGGTGGCGCAGTTTGCACAGCAAGGCAGGGTCAGGGCTGAGAAAGAAAAAAAAGAAGGACAAGCTAAAGCAGCTGCTGAGATCGAAGAAACAAGGTATCAAGAAAAATTACAACTAAAACAACGAGAAGTAGCTGTCGCCGAAGGGAAGTTAAAAGACGATGGCCCTCTTCCTACGAAAGCTCAAAACGCTCTTCTTTCTCAAGCAGAACAAAGAAACATAACTCCAGAGGCTAAAAAAGCTCTTATTCTAGGTTTGGAAACTGGTCTTGTTACAAAACTCTCCGATGTTGATGAGTATGTAGAGACTGATTTTGACCCTGCTTCCGTTTACACAAAAGAAGTAAGCCGAACTATAGAAAGCGCCAACAAATTGTACAAAGAAGGCTCTAGAGGCGCAGCATCAGCAGACAGGCTTCTCAATGATATTTTTGCTTCAGGAGCTTTAGACACTAGAGGTGGTATTTTTGCTACTGTTACAGAAGGAATAAAAGAATTTGCAGGTATTAGAGATAGTGTTAGTTATTTAAGAACTCGCGCAACTAAAGACATAAATACTGCGATTGTAGAGGGCTTGCCAGCGGGCGTTGCTTCTGATAGAGATATTGTAATATTCTCAAAAGGTTTCCCTAACGCTGATACAGCTACCTTTCAAGAAATTACTGAATATTTAGAAGCTGCTAAGCGAATAAATCAGATTATAGCTAATGACGCAGCCTTTAAAAATTATCACATAACAACTAGTATTAAAAACAAAAGAACTGCTAATCTTGAAAATTATATACCGGCTTCTCGTAAATACCATCGCGGTAAAGAGCAGTTAGATAAACTATACAACGAGCCTAACATCACACCAGAACAGAAAAGAAATCTTTTAGATTCTTTCCAAGAAGCCTTTGGTATTCTTCCTGTGGAGTATAATTAATGACTATTAGCGTAGTTACTCAAAAGAGAGTTTCTGATGACAATCCTTTTGCTTCAATAGTAAGTGCAGAAGTTACTAAGGCCAATCCTTTTTACGATGTTGCTAAAAGCATAGAACAGGAAATAGAAGACAACACTGAACAAAACTTAAATGAAGTAGTTGAGGAAGTAGAAACAAGCGAGCTACCTTCGGATACTATCATGGGTGTGCGTGCTTTCTTAGACGGACAAACTTTAGGTTTATCTAGTGAAATTACTTCTAATGTTTCTTCTCTAGCTCTTAAAATGTTTTGGCCTGATTTGTTTAAAGACAAGTCAATTAGTGACTTACGTTCAGAAATTGTTAATGAGTTAGAAAATGAAGAAGTTCAATGGGCTGCTCAAAACCCTAAAGCATCTCTTGGTTTGAACGTGGCTGGAGGTATACTTAGTCCTGCAAATTATTTAGGAGTTGGTGTAATACAAAAAGCTAAACAAGCTAGTGACATAAAAAAAGCTACTGAAGTTGCCACAGGAGTACAGACAAGTTTAAGAGGTGTAGCTGGGGCGGCTCCTGCTGTAGGGGCTACGCAACAAGCCGCTGCTCGCTCATTACAAACAGCACAGCAGTATTCAGGCATGTCTCCAGCGATGTTTAATGTCTTGTCAAGAACGCCTACTCCTTTAGTTGCTGCTGGTGTTGGTTCGGTTGAAGGCGCAATAGCAGGTTATGGTTTTGCTGGGCAAGAAGACAAAGAAACAGGTGCGGCTGTTGGTGCATTACTAGGCACGGCTGCTCCTATAGTTTTAAAATCAGCTGGTCTAGTTGGTGACGCTATTTCAAAAAGTAGACTAGCTCAACCACTAGGTAAAGGTAAAGATTTTATTTCTATAATGTTTACAGAAAGCCCTGCTAGTGGTTTTTACAGAACTATTGTTAGTAAGCCTTTCTTTTCTCAAGGACTTGTAGAGCAGCAAGCTAGACAGACATCTGGTAAAGTTTTAATGGCTGTCGGAGATTCTAAAGAAAGATTACAAAGTTCTGTACAAAGAAGTGCGGTATCTTTAGAAGCTACAAAAAGAAACATAAATAAAAACGCCAATAAAGAATTACAGAAATTAATACAGAAAAAAGAAGACACTCTTTCTAAGTTGAGGAATGAAGCCGGAGAAGACCACTCTGCTTTGATCGAAGATTCCGCTAAAGAATTAGAAGATTTAAAGCTAACCGCTACTAAAACAAAAGCTGACATTGAACATGCAGTTCTTAGAAATGTAGATGCTGAAACAAACGAGGCTGCGGCAGCTTTCACTTCTTATAGCAGAATAGAGGCCATGCCTTCCACAGCAACTAAAGCACAGAGAGAAGCTGTTCAGACTATGTCTCCTCAAGAAACTGTATCGTTTTTAGATGAGGTTTGGAAAGCTAGAGGTTTTTCTTCAGCTAAGAATAAAAAGTTTACTGTAAGACCTGCTAATATTTTAGCTGCTGTTGGTAACATCTTGGAAAAAGACAGCAGAGCTTACTTAGCACTCAAGCAGTCAGCAAGTCCTACGATGGTTCAAGATATTATAGAAAGAACTTTATCTAGAGAAGTTAAGGATGGTAAGATTTCTGGAGATGCTTTAGTAAACTTACGTAGTGAAATAGGTATTATTCTCAACGGACTCACTGAAAACAAAGCATTAGTTAGGGAATCTGTAGATAACATACAAAACTATTTAGATGGTTTGATAATGAAGCAGCTTACTCCTAAGCAGAAGATTTCTTTTAACGCGGATAAGATCAAATACGCTACTAAGAATGTTCTTGAAGGAGCTACTTTTAAAGCTACTGGCAGAAAAGGAGCTGTAGAAGGTGCTTACACAGCCGATGATTGGATTTCTTCTTCTAAACAAAATAAGTATTTCTCTACTAGAGGAACGGCTCCTCTACAAAGCGAGGCTTCTAAAGTATCAGCTAACAACGTAGCAAGAGATAATATTTTAAAAGAACAAGCGAGCAAGCAACTAGCAGAAACTGTCAAAGAAAATCTTAAAGATGTCTCGCTTGTGAAGAGAGAGTTAGAAAAGCAAAAAGCTCTTGTTTCTAAAGTACGAACAGAAGCAGAAAAAGAAGCTAAAGATTTATATAGAAGCAGTAAGAAAACAACAGAAGACAGGGCTGTTTTAGACTCTCGTTTAGCTGACGTTCGTAATAAACACGAACAAAACATGAATGTCTTAAAACAACAGACAGACAGTGCTTCTAAGCAGCTTAAATTTTTAAAGGAGAACTCAGGAAGAACAAATATTAGTTTTTTTGAGCAAAGCTACTCTGCGGGTTTAGTTGGTAGTCTGCTTACAAAAACTGCTTTTGGTCTGAAAACACAAGTGCTAGGTAATACGTTATCTCTTGGTCTAGCCAGCGAAGGCGCTCAACGCGCTATAGCAGGGCAGACAAGAGCGCAGGAAGCTCTTAGGGGAGGTATTCAACAAGCACGCAAAACAAAGGAGGCTCTAACTAGTGCTGGTTTAGATGCTACTACAGCAGGAACCATAGCGGCAGGACAAGAAGCTCAAGAGTCTAGTTTAGTAATTTCTCCTCAAGCCAAGGTTGCTATTCTAAAGGGCGGTGAGTCTAGAATGAAAGCCGTGTATCTTAACTTAAAAAACAAGGGCCAGTTAAGTCGATTAAAAGTGCAAGACAGGGCTTTATATAAAAGATTGAAAAAGGCTGCTGGAGAGTAAACAAAAAAGCCCTGCGTAGCTGACTACACAGGGCTTTTTAGTACCTACAATCTACACTATCTCACATGCACCACCTACACATGCTAACTCCTGACTTCCTGTCGTGTTGTCTTCAGTTTCATACTTACCTAAGTCCTCCCAGTCAACCCCTTCAGGCATAGCTGCAAGTAACTCCTCATACTTCTCTGCATCTATGTCTTCATACGGAGCTTGTTGATATACATGATCACTATATGGCAACAAACTAATACCACTACACAAGTCAAAGTTCTCCCATATCCACTGTGCTACTTGCAGGAACTCGTTATCTGTATAGTAAACAGTGATACTGGGCTTATGCTCGCACCAATGATTCTGGTATGCTTTCCAAAGTTCTAGCTGCTGCATAGCTCCTACCTGCTTTACTGTCACTGACGTATCAGGTGCTTTGACAGGGAAGCTAAAGACAGCAGAGGATGGTGACATAACATCCTGCTCTACTGGGAATCCGCTTTGCTCCATGAAGACTGCAAGCGGGTCTTTCTTGTCGCTACGTACCCGTCTAATGTAATGCTTAGAGAAGCGAGGATGGATACCAGAAGCAGAGTCAACAAGCTGAGACACAGTACCAGACGGCTTAACACACGTAATAGCAGCAGACTGATTAATGCCAAGTTTCTCAGACCATTTCTTATTAGTCTTAACAGTAACGTCACGTACTTGTTCAAGCCACTTCTCCAAATCTTTAGACTCTCCTTTGCTCAACAGGTAGTGATCCATGATACCTGTCATACTAACGCCCAGCAGTGCCTCTTCCTCTGTGTTACGCTTCCAGCAGCTACGTAGGTAACGGAAGTCCGTTAGTGTAGCCTGTAGCGTACCAATGATCGCTGCCATCTCTGCCTTCTTCTTGAGACTATCTAGTGTGTCGTCCTCACGCACTACAATCTCTGACAGGTTACAGAACTGATTACTGCGTAGGATAATCTCAGAGCATGGGTTAGTGCCGAAGTCCTGATCAGCGTCTCTACGTCCATTACGTGCTGCAATCTTCTGTGCTGCTACACGGCTAAAGATACCACGTTCACCTGCTTTGCTCTCGTACATCGTCTGCATCTCTGACAGGAACGACTCAAAGTCTGGCTTCTCAGTGTACGCTACGCTGTTGTTAGCCAATGCTCGTTGACCCTCATGTCGCCACCAGTCACCTGACTTAGCCTTTGCCATGCGCTGGTCTGATAGGTTAGACAGGCTGATTAGGGCTGATCTACGCACACCACCGACAACAACAATGTCAGCAATCTTACACACTATGTCGTGACACTCGATAGATGTCAGCTTACGGCCTTTAGCTTTCTGAAACACCTCAATACAGAAGTTAAACAGGTCTATCAAAGGGTCTGGGCCACTGGCTCTACCACCAAAGGTCTTTAGACGTTCACCAGCACCACGAACTCTACTAGCATCCCACTGTGGTATCTTGCCTGCGTACAGCATAGCGATAAGCTCACGGAACGCTGAAGCCCAACCAATCTTACTATCACTAACAACAATAACGCTGTCTGTCTTGTGGAATGTTTCTGCAATCTCTGGCAGCTTGTTAATGAAGTTACGCTCAACACTGAAGCCTACACCTGTACCACACATAAGCACATACATAAGCTCGTCAAAGCTACGTGGTGAGTCAATGGCTAGGTAGCTACAGTTGAACCCAGCTACGTTGTCTTTGTCTAACGCAACACCTGCTGTCATCATGCAGCGCATACTAGGCATTACTTCCATGTTGTGGATAGCGTTGAACATCTTTAAAGCTACTGTCTCGTCTATCTGTCCACGATCCTTCCAGAAGTCTACGTATCTGTTGACTGTCTCATGCCACGTCTCTCGTCTGCCTTCCTCTGGTAGCCAACGTGCGTAGCGGCTCTTGTGTATAAACTGTTGGTACTGATCCATTATGTGTTCTCCTCTGTTACCATCTCTGTTAGCTTGTTTAAGTACCAACCAGCTTTCTGTAGGTCTTCTACCTGCTTGCCTTTGTAGTCATAGCGCCACAGATACTTCAGGCAGTTGCCCTTGAGGTAGCCTTTGAATGCAACGCTGGACATGGACTCCTCTATTGCATCAATGCACTCTATGTTGCCTGTGTTGTAGTGGTCTGGGTTGTTGACTACATCCTCTGCTGCTTCTTTCTCTGCCATAGCAGCCCAAGGCTCTAGTCCTGTCTTGGCTGTAGCTCTGTCCCAGTCAAACCGTGTTGCTTCATTAATACTCATGTTTAAAATCCTCTGATAGTTCTTCTAGTCTATCGTTGATGCGGTTGCTAAACTTAGCTACTAAATCTTCTGAGCTTATGTCTAATATCTCTATGATTGTTAGCTCGTCTAGCATCGCTATCTTCTCTAGTAAGTCGTAATAGGTGAGAGCCATTTCAGTCTCCGTACTTCTCTCTTAAATAGTTTATGCTGACTGGAAGTTCGTCACAGCCGCCGTTAGCTACTTCGTTCAACAGCCAGATACCTGACCAGCTTCCATTGGTTTGTGGTGTTAGGTAGTCTTCATCGTGTTGATAGTAGATTCCTGAGAACAAGCCTATGATGTTTGTACCGTCTGCTTTACGT